TTCTTTGTCTATCTATATCTTTTATATGGTATAAAGCATATGAATCATCCTCAGATGGTAATTCAGCATATGTTTTCCATCCTACAATTTTTTCATGTACTTTATTTACCCACTTAACCTCAGGTTTATTTCTAAAAATCCTGTGTTGAGGATCGGGCCAATTAACCCATCCCTGGCTATTTACTTGCCAGTGCCATTGTATAATATCATTTTGTTCTAATCCTTTTACTATATTAACTCTAGGTACAGCAATTAAATCTATCCCATCATTAGCACCCAATACTTCATGAATTACTCTAGAAAATGTTTCTGATAAGGTTTCATCAGCATCAATTTGAAAAACCCAATCTTTAGTACAATATGATTTTAAATTATTTTTAAAATCTGCAAAATGGTTATTTAAATCAAAAACACATTTTTTTACAGTAAATGTAAAATCTTTACTAATAAATTGATCTACTAAACTTAATACTTCGGGAGTTGCCTTACTATCTAACTGAATAACTATTTCATCATCTGGCTTAGCTATTTGTTCTAGTTGGTTTAATAATACTTGTAACTCTTCATGTTCATTATATGCTGTAATAGCAAAACTTATACTCATAATTAACCTTTAAAAAAACCAATATACTCTAATGCATCCATAAAATCACCTTGTTTATACTCTTGTAAAGTAGTCATATCAGTTTTGTATTTATAAAATTTATCTGTACCAGGTATTTTAAATTTACCTTGTTCTTTTTTATCAATTTCTTTTACTCTAACACCTGCCCAATTCCAATCTGTGGAACCAGTACCTTTAGCAAATACAGTACCTTTATCTTCTAAATTAATAGTGATAGGATACCAGACACGATAAGAGCTATCTATTTTTTTAATATCCTTGTAAAGTTCGGGAAGAGTTTCTTCATACTGATCAAAATCAAATTTACCTTCAACCATTAAATCATTAGTAGTAAATCCACAACCAAAACAAAAATAATTTTTTGCTGTGGCATTTAGTTTAGTAACGTAACAAGCATCACTTCCACATAGCGGGCATATTTCTAAACTATCTTTAAACATCTTTTTTAGGTAATGATATTTTTTTAATATTAGGAAGTTTGATTTCCACTTTTTTAGGTGCATTTTTATCTAATACTTCCTCTAATTTTTTCTGCATTATATCAAATGAAAAATTAGTTTTACAATAATAACCTAATCTTTTACCATTTACTTGATATTGTTTATAACCATTAACATAATCTTTTAATAATAAAGAAACAAAATTAATATCTGGAGAAAACCATTTTGATTTTTCAATTAATAAATCTTTTTGAATTGCTGATGAATGAATTTCCTTTAATTCACCAGGTATTAAACTAGCAAATTCTGAGTTTAGAAAATCCAAATGACCACTCCAATTAGATGCTATTACCGGTTTTTTGCTTTGAGTAAACTCTAAAAGTGGACGTCCAAATCCTTCTCCTTTAGTTAAACTAATCATAGCTTTAATTTTAGGGTGATTATATAAATGATTCATATCTTCATCTTCTATTTCACCATGTAGTAAATAAACATTAGGTAGAGTACCACTTACTCCTTTTCTTATAGCATCAATTCTTTTTAGTATTTCCTCTCTATCCATTATTGATGCAGGACCACTCATTGTTTTCATTACTAAAGCAGGCCTTTTACTTTTATTTTTAAAAGTTTCTAAAAATGTTTTTAACATTAAACCTACATTTTTTCTATCTTCACCTATAGATCCTTGTAACCAGTGCCCTACAAATAAAAAACAAAATTGTTCATCTATAGTACTTAATGATTTAACTAATTCAGTTCTAGGAAGTTTTTTAGGTTCAATATGGTAATATTTTTCTAAATCTAAACCTTCAATTAATATATCAACCGGGGTTTCTAATTTAACCATACCCTGAGTTTTACCCTCTTTATCCTTTTTATCATATTGGGTTCTTTTAAATACATCTATAGTATGTTGTGAAGAACCTAATATTAAATCCATTCTATTACAACCCTCAATAAATTGATGAGTACAAATATCCGTTTCTATTCCGGCTGTAATTCCAATACTGAATTTACCTATTTTTTGAAATTCATTAGGCACAGTAATTTGTATCCAAACATCAGGTTGACGTTGTAATGGAGACGGTATTATACAATCTAATAATTTTTTATCTTCCGGATCATTTTCATTTAAAAATCCATATGGAGTACTACCCCATCTTTGTGATAAAACTTTTACATCATATTTTTCTGATTTTAATAGAGCCCTTACTACATCTCTAGATCTAGATCCGTATCCAGAAAATGTATCTAATGGACAACTTACTACTACAAAAGGTTTAGCCATGTTAATATATTAATTTATGTTGTAACTGTTTAACTCTTAATTTATCTATTTTAATAAACTCAAAATTATTTCTAGGTTTAAAATTATCTATAGTTTGATTAAGATATTTTATAACGTTTTTATTCATCATTCTTGCTGATGCCATTGATTCATCGGATGTAACCCATTCTCGTCCAGCTAGACCACGTTCAATTTTTTCTTCCTTAGACATTTTATAAGATTGCATTAATGCATCAGCTAAATCTCTAAAATCTAATCTATCATCGAATATATAAGGAGTTTTAGGGGAACCAACTACACTTGTATTAGAAGGAAATACTGGTAGAGCCCATTTTCCACATTTTTTATAAGTTCCAAAATGGTTAGAACAGAAATTTTTATTAAATTTAATCCAATCTCCATTTTCATCTTCAAATCTCATTTGATCCTGCATACCACCTGTAACATTAGCTATTATCATAGTACCTGCCATCATAGATTCGGTTAATGCTAATCCCCATCCTTCATTAGATGAAGGTAAAACTGTAACATCTGCTAAATTATATAAAACATTCATTGATTCAGCAGATATTCTTTCTGTAGAAAATAAAATATTGGGATCCTCACCTAATAACATATCTCTTACTGCAAATAAATCTGTACCATTATCATCAACAGGTTGTGTATGTAATAATAGGGCAACTTTATCTTTTTTATCTTCAGGTAATTGGTCTTTAAATAATTTAAATGCTACAAATAAATCCGATATACATTTTCTTCTAATATTTCTTGAATTAAAGAAAAATATATGTTCATATTCTTTACCCCCAAATAATTTTTTCTTTGTGTTTAAAAAATCATCCCAGTGTTTATCTCCTTCCTTAATAGGTCTAAAAACTTCCTCATTTATACCATGGGGTACATAGGCTATTATTTTATCTTTTGCCTTATCACCTAAAACTATTCTATTTATATTTTCAGTTTGTTTAGAAATAGCTAATAAAGTATCACATGATTCATAATATGATTCATTATACATTGGAGCAGGCATATCATCCCAAATATTAAGATATACCATTGGAATTTTAGTTCTTATTTCATTTTCCATTTTAAATAACCATTCCCAATATCTAGGGTCAGTAAAGAAAAATATAGCATCTGGTTTTTCCATTTTTAATAATTGTCTAATTATATCAGGATTACCATATCCATTTTGTGGATATAAAAAAACCGAAGCATCAGGAATATTTAATCTATTATTACTATCCTCACTTAAATCTATTCTTTTACCTTGTTCGGGATGGTTTATAGCTGCACCTACATTAACCCAATTAAAAATATGTGCACTACCTAGTACTATTTCTCTGGCCATGGTAGCAATACCAGAATGCATTCTTATATCATCGCAGAGAAACATTATTTTTTTACGTTTCTCCTTTGGTATATAACCTTCTTTCATAAAATATTAATTATCTAAAGTTAAATTTGTTTGATTATGTATTTGCTTTCTGAAATTTTCATCTGTAAGATACAAATGAAGAGACCGATCTGCAAGTTTTTGTAATGAAAATTTTGTTTTTACACATTCAATTTTAAACTGATCAAACAAATGTCTGTGAACTTTAACACTTGTTAATTGTAACTGATTTTTATTCATAATCTATTTTTTATATATATAAATATATAAGGATTCAAAAACTAAAAAACTTTTCTTCAGGTGATAATGCTGCTCCACATAATTCTCTATTTTTTCCAAAATCACACCAATCACAAGGTTTATCTATTTTTTTATCAAAATCTTTATCTATTGGGTTACCATCTATAGTATAACATTCACGTATAAAATTAGTAAAATCTTCCTTTGCTCTTTTTAATCTTAATTTATTATCAACTGGTTTGAAATTTTGTACACGATAAGCTTGATGTGGTGATTTAATATTTTCATCATCAAAATCTAATACTTTTCTTTTTACTATATAAAACTCTACATTTATTTTACTTAAAGGTACTTTAAATAATTCGGAGTAATATTGTTTATAAAGGTAAAGTTGATTATGTTTAGTAGTATCTCCTTTTTCCCATTTAGACCAACCTTTAGTAGAAGTTTTAATATCAAATATAGTATAGTCCTCTGAGCGTTTGTCATAGATAATTAAATCTATATAACCCATATACTTAATATTAGGTCTTTCTTTAATGGGGGTAGTAATTAAAGGTACTTCAATTCCTTTTAATTCATGTTTACGAGTAGAAAAATAATTTTTTCTTCCACGTTTATGTTTTTTAAACCAATCTAAAATTCCTACTCCATCAAAATAAAATTCATTGAGTTGTTCAGGAGTAGCAAAATGACCATATTTGGATTTATATTTAGTATACTCTTCAACCATTTTTTCTTTGAAGAATAAATTTAAATTTAAATCATCTGCTTTTTTAGCTGATGAATCAAACATGGTTTGTAAATAGTATTGTAAGGCCTCATGTATAGCTGTTCCAAAAACAAAATACATATTAGGTTTTTCGTCCCTATGACCTTTTACATACTCTAAATACCATTTATGAGGGCAAGATTTATAAGTAGAATATTGTGAAAAAGATACAACTTTATCTGTCTTATAATTTATTTCCATTTTTTTCTTCCCAAGAGAAGACCAATAATACCATAATTAGAAATATCAATTAAAGTATCCTCTATGGATTCACTTTCTACATAACTTTTACCGTTTTTCAATAAATTTTTTAAACGGTTAATTTTATCATTTATTCTAATTTGTATACCCTGTAAAGCATAATTTACATCATCTTCATTTTCAAGATTACCACCTAAAGCTATGTTGCCCAGACCATAATCCATCATTTTTTTAGAAAATAATTCTAATTGCTCCTTTTGAATATTTACAAATTCCTCGGAAATAACTGGAAATTTTACTTTAAAATCAAGTTGAGATTCAGAAAAATTAGGGGCTGAAGTAGAAGTGGTTTCCCATTTATTTTCATTATCCCCAAATTTTTCATCATATGCCTTTCTGCTATCACTCATTACAATACTTCTTTAGTATCAAAATATTTTTCTAATGTTTCCAATCTTTCATCCGCTGAAGCTAATAATTTTAATGCTTCAGTAGCATTATCCCAAAAATCTTTAGTTGAATGATCACCTATACCTGCAGGATAATTTTTGATTAAATCTAAAGATAATAAAGCTTTTTGCTTATCTGCTTCAGCTTCAGATTTTAACATGTCATAAATTTGTTTACTCATTGCCATAATTTAATTTTTTAATAAAGTTTTAATTTTACGTTCTTCTATACCTATTTGTAATAATATAGATTTAATTAAGTCCTTACCTAATAAGTTAAAGTTATCTAAAATTTCACGTTTACTTACTTGGTAGTACGTAGCTAATATACTAAGCAATTCTTGCTTAGGCAAACTTTTTTTAGGTTTTATATATCTAAAAAATGTTTTTCTTTTAGGAATTGATTTACACCAAAAATTATATTCATAATTTAATGGTATATTTGCATTTTGAACTTCACTGACTAATTCAATATAACTTTCCTTCATTGATATAAAACGACGTATCATATAAGGTTGAAATGATAATTTATCCTCTCTAGTAAAACTACTCCAAGGTTTTTTATCATAAGATATCTGATTTAGCCAGTCAAATATATTCATTACTTAGAGTGTTTTTGGAGGATCATATTTATAATCTTCTCTAATTTCCTTAGGGATAGTATCTTCTAATATTTGTTTAGTTTCAGGATCAAAGAATACTGGAATTGGTACAATTCCATCTTCACTAGCACCTGTAACAAATTTAGATACTTTACGTAAAACTACTCCAGATAACCAAATTTTACCTCCACTAGGTGGTTCAATAGGTGTTGTTTTACTTAAATCGAAATTTAATTGTTGTTGTTGCATTAGAATGGTTTAATTAAGTTTGCGATACATGCCATAAAAGTAATTTCTTTATCAGGAGCCAATACTGACTGGTACTGTGATTCTGAAATAATAATAGTACCTAATACTGGGTTATGGAATGAATCTAAATTTTCAAATAGGGCTCTATATAATTCGTTATAATCTCTAATATTTGAATCTGCTACTATTTGTCTAATTTTAGTAAAAGCATCATCATCATGAGATTTAATTAGATCAATAATTTGATCTGTATATTGTTTTTGATTAACTATATCTTTATTTAATTGTAAAAATGTACCTACAGGATCATATACTATACATGATTGTAACAAATTTAATGTTTTACGAATATCTGGGTATGTTTTATTTACAATATCAACTAAAGTTTCAGTAGAATGATTACATGCTTCTTTATGTAATATTTCTTTACAACGTTTTGCTACCTCTGATTTAGATGGAGGTAATATTTCAAATACTGATGTTCTGGATTGTATAGGATCAATTATACGTTCTATATAATTACAAGTAAATACAAATCTAGTTGTTTTAGAAAACGATTCAATTACATTGCGTAAAGCTGCTTGCGCGTTAATAGTTAAAAAATCAGCTTCATCCATTATAACCACTTTTAAGGCGCGGAATGTCGCAGCGGAAGCAAATGATTTTACTTTTTCTCTAATTGTCTCTATACCATTTTCATCATCTTCTCCCCTTTCTCCC